AAGGAGGCGTTCGCGTCTTCCCCCTCAACAACTACGTGGTCCGCCGTGACTTCACCGGCAACGTCATTGAGCTGATCTACCTTGAGATGCTCGACAAGGCCACCCTCCCCGCCAACATCAAGAAAACCCTCACAGACAACCAGTTTGAGCTGGACGCTAGCGGCAAGATCAGTGCCGAAGGTTCATCGAAAAAGCATTCTGTAGCGGTCTACACCCGACTCTTGCTGGTTGGTAAACGCTTCAGGGTCTCTCAGGAAGTCGAAGGTTTTCCGGTGGACCTCGCTGGTAAGACCTCCATCCATCAGGACAAGATGCCTTTCCTCGCTCTCCGTTTCGTCACCATTGACGGTGAGCACTACGGGCGAGGGTACGTCGAAGAGTACCGCGGAGACCTCCGCTCTCTTGAAGAGCTACGGAAGTCCATTGTCATCGGCTCGCTGAACGCAGCCAAGATGACCCCGATGGTAAACCCCGGCGCAATCGTCACCCCGAAGAAGCTCATGGAAGCAGCCAACGGCCAAGCCATCTTTGGTAGGGCTGATGATGTGACCATGCTTCAGCAGAACAAACACGCTGACATGAGCGTTGCACAACGCACTGCGGCGGAGATCAAACAAGACCTACAAGCGGCCTTCCTGCTCAACTCCAGCTTCCAGCGTGATGCTGAGCGAGTGACAGCAGAGGAGGTCAGGGCGATGGCAGAAGAGCTGGAGGATGCCTTGGGTGGTATCTACTCTGTGCTCTCTCAAGAGCTACAGCTCCCCCTCGCCAAGCGTACCGAAGAGCGACTCGTTCAGGAAGGCTCCCTCCAAAAGCTGGAGCCTGAGGATGCTGTCAAACCCATCGTCATCACCGGCCTCGCAGCTCTGGGCCGCGGACATGAGTTTAATCGCAATCGCGAACTCTTCAACTTCCTCTCGAAAGAGATCCAGCCCCTCGTACCGGAGATTGGTCAGTATCTAATCGCCCGAGACATCCTCGACCGCGCAGCCCTTGGGTTGGGTGTGCCGCTCGATGGTCTCGTCAAGACCGAGGAGCAGATGGTTCAGGAAGCAAAGGACGCACAACGACAGAATATGCAACAGACTATGCTGGAAGGCGCAGCCCCCGGTATTGGCGAAGTTGCAGCGCAGGAAATCGGAACGAAGGTATCCGATCAAATGAATGCAGAGGGAGATGATCCCGCTGCCGAGGCTGTCAAGCAAACGGTTTAACACAGGAGAACGAAATGGGCAATACCACAAAGAAAGATCCGCAAAAATCCACCAGCACCACGGCCAGCGCACCGCCCGTTGTTGAGGCGGAGGAGAATGATGAGGCAGTAGCGGAAGAGACCGCTCCCGCCAAGGCCAAGCGTACTCGCGTGTATCGCGGACAGGAATGCGAAGTAATCAAGGTCACAAAGAACACCCGCACTGGTGCCATTTACGACCTCATCGAAATCTCACGCAACGTCACGAACAGGCGATCAGGCCAAGTGGAAATTGTGAAGCTCGGCAAGAAGCTCCGCCGCCCCGGAACGGGTGTCGAGCCGATTGTTGACGAGATCGAAATTACGGATGAGGAGTAAGTGATGGGCACTGAGAACGAGATTATGGATCAAGAGTCCTCAAACGGGACTTTCCAAGTTGACGCTGACGCCCATGAAAAGGCCAAGCTAGACGAGAACTACAAGGAAGGCGACCTTTCGGAAACCCCGGAGATTGACCCGGAAGCCATCCTTGAAACTCCCGATGACAAGGACGCTGACGCCGATACTGACGCCGATGAGGAAGGAGAAGAAGAAACTCCTGACGAAGAGGAAGAAGGTGAGGAAGAAGAGTCCAGCGAAGTCGAGCAGCAGTTCGACGCTTGGAGCTTGGAGTTCCATGAGAATGGAAACCTGAGTGACGAGAGCCGACAGGCAGCAATCGACTCCATCTTCGCTGATAACGTCCCGGATGAAATCAAACGCCAGTTGGTCGAGAGCTACGAAGGTGGGCTGAACCAAGTCCGTGTGGCAAACACCAAGGCCGCATTTGATATCGCTGGTGGTGAAGAAGGATACTCGCAGATGGTCAAGTGGGCTGAGACAGCCCTTGAGACCTCTGAGATTGACGCCTTTGACAACGCTGTTACTAGCGATGACACGTCACAAAGAGACACAGCAATCAAAGGTCTCTACGCCCGAATGCAGCAAGCGGTAGGTTCAGACCCAAACTTTGAACCTGACCTAGCACACGAAGGCCAGCCCGGTGGAGGTGAACCCCTCATCTCTTCTCGACGTGAACTGGTGAAACTCCAGCGCACCGAAGAGTACAAGAAGGACCCCTCATACCGAGCAAAGGTCGCCCGAATGCTTGAGCAATCAATGGCTTCAGGGAAATATCTTTCCTAAGCTACCACTCTTACCCCAACAAACCCAAGGAGTACCATAATGGCAACTGCGAACCCAAGCAGACTAGGCCAGAAGAATGCCGCTGGTGATGTCAAGGCAATCTTTCTGGAGGAATTTTCCGGACTCGTTCTCGAAAGGTACGATTTCACACAACTCACGGATGACCGCCAAGTCGTCCGAAACATCAAGAGCGGCAAGTCCGCTCAGTTCCCGCTGATCTGGAGTACCGTTGCGGCGTCACATACGCCCGGTGCCGAGATTATCGGTCAGGACATCAAGCACAACGCGAAGACCATCTCGATTGAGGACCTCCTCTACAGTGATGCCTTCGTTGACGTGCTGGACGATGCCATGAATCACTATGAAGTGAAGAGTTCCTACGCTCACCAGATCGGTGAGGCCCTCGCCAACGCGAAGGACAAGAACTCGTTCCGCGCCGTCTTCACTGGCGCTGCGGCATCTCACCTCATCGACACCTCTGGCGACAATGATGGCACAGCCATTCAGTCGGCAGCTCTGTCCACCACCGCGTCCGTAGCCAAGGCTGCGATCTATGATGCGGCTGAAACTCTTGACGAGAAGAACATTCCGACGAACGAGCGCTATGCGGCGCTGCTTCCGTTGGCGTGGTATCTCCTGCTGGAAGACGGCGAATTTATTCACCGTGACTATGCAGGCCAAGGGTCCAAGGCGATGGCAACCATGCCGTTCGCAGCCGACCTTCAGGTTCTCAAGAGCAACAACATTCCGACCGCGAATGACACGTCTAACACAGACGTGCCTTCCGTCCTCCGTGACGACTTCCGCGAGTGCGTCGGTCTGGTGTGGCACAAGAGCGCCATCGGCACCGTGAAGCTGCTCGATCTCGCCACCGAGATTGCGTGGGACACGCGCCGCCAAGGTACGCTCTTGATTGGCAAGTATGCCATCGGCCAGGATTACCTGCGCCCCGAAGGCTGCGTGTCGATTGAAGATACCAGCATCGTGTAATACAACGGGGCACCCCACATTACGCGTGGGGTGTCCCACCCCCTTTTCCGTGAGGACCCCATGGCTAATCCGACACAGACCACTGAGCTTGAAGCGGTGAACCTCATGCTTGCTTCCATCGGTGAAAGACCCGTCAACAACATTGGCACCACCCAGCGCCTTGATGTCGTTCGTGCTGAAGCAACGCTGAACGAGGTGAACGTACAAGTTCAGACTCGCGGCTGGTGGTTCAATTGCGAGCTGGAGGTCACGCTATCCGCGAGCGTAGAAGGCGAGTACATCATCGACAAAGACATCATCAAGGTGGATGCGTCCAATGAACTCACTTGGCAGTTTGCTGTCCGCGGTAGTAAGCTCTATGACCGAGCAACCAACCTTTTTACCGGGCACACAGAAGACCTTCTGGTCAACTACGTCCGTCTGCTTGACTACGATGACCTCCCGCAGAGCGCAAGGCTGTACATCGCCCGCCGAGCTGGCGTCATCTACCAGACCCGAACCGTTGGCTCCCCCACTCTATTCGAGTTCACCAACCGCGACGCCCAAGAGGCGTATGGTGCTCTACAGCAGGAAGAGCTGGAGCATGACGACGTGAACATCACCTATGCCCCCGGTATCCGCGACGTAGTTTACAGGAGATAGAAATGGCGAGACGAAGAGCGTTCAACGCTGGCGGAGAATTGATTTCTAAAACTCTCGTATCCCTAGTCAATGGCGTAAGCCAACAGCCCGCCTCCCTCCGCCAACCTTCACAGGGCCAAGTGCAGGAGAACATGATCTCCTTGGCCGCTGACGGAACCCGCCGCCGCCCTCCCACCGAGCACGTCAAGCTACTTACTACCGATGCCATCCCCACTGGTGGATACAAGACCCACCTCCGTGACAGGGACGAGAACATCCAACACGTTGTTCTGATCTCGGATGAGGGTCTACGGGTCTTCCGCCTCCGCGATGGTGTGGAATGCACGGTTCAGGGTTTGCCGCTTGACGCCTTCATCAAGGAGTTGACTGGCAGCAAGACAGATCAGACCACCGAGGCCAACGAAGCCACAGCCGATGACATGGACCTCCTCCCCGCCGCCACTACCACCAGCGCGGCACACTTTGGTTTTACAGCCCCCTTCAACGAGCTGGACATTGTGATTGGCTCGACACAGGGTACAGGCAACTACGTCCTCATCTGGGAATACTCCAAAGGCAGCGACACTTGGGAAACCCTCTCTGTCACGGATGGAAC